CCACAATGGGGCATAATCGCACAGAAAGGGGTCTAATTTCAATTCTACCCCCCCAAATCAGTGGTATTCTATTCACACGGTGTATTTTCACTTAAACAACATCTCCCATTTTCATTAGATTTTTAACTATGTTTAAAAAAGTGTCATTTTTCAAACCCATTGATTCTATTGAACAAAAGTAAGGTCTTACACCCTATGGATAAAAAAGAAATTTCTAAGAACCAAGTCTTGAAACTGGCTGAATTGTGGTCTAAGGACATTTCTGCTTTTGTCGAGGATTTATTTTCTCACTACTTAACCAGCAAAACCCCCCAGTTTCATGCAGAAATATATGAAATGCTCCAAAAACACCAGAGAATCGCTCTCGCAGCCCCCAGAGGATTTGCTAAATCTCACATTGTTTCTGTCTTTTATCCTCTTCATCAGGCTTTATTTGGATTTAACAAGGATATTTGCATTATTTCCGCATCTGAAGGATTGGCTATCGAGTGGTTAAGGAAAATAAAGAGGGAAATTGAGGGAAATCCTATCTTAGTAGCCATTTTCGGAGATTTAAGAAGCGATAAGTGGTCGGAATCGCATATTACGTTAAAGAACGGAGTGAATATCCGAGCAAGAGGGGCAGGAGGGCAAATCCGTGGTTTCCGTCCTGACTTAGTAATCTTAGACGATGTAGAAACAGATGAATCCGTGGCTTCCGAGGAGCAGAGGAATAAACTCAGGGATTGGATTTACAAAGCATGTCTTAATACTCTCATGCCTCACGGTCAATTTATTATAATCGGGACCCTGATCAGTCCTTTAGCCATATTACAGGAAATACTCGATACCCAGAAAGACTGGTTTAGAAAAAAATACCAGGCATATGTTGGGGGAGAACAGGAAGTTGGAAAAGAATTATGGGGAAATCTATGGACACACGAAAGGTTGCAGAAAAGAAAATCAGAAATAGGTTCTTTTGCGTTTTCATGCGAGTTCATGAACGACCCCGTAAGCAACGAAAGCGCACCCATTCACGCCAACCAAATCCGTTACTGGACAGAATTACCTAAACAGTACAGTTGTGTCATAGCGGTAGACCCTGCGTATTCAGATGATGAGAAAGCTGATTACAAGACAGCTGCATTAGTAGCTATTGACCAGTCCATGAACCGTTATCTTATTTCTTATATTAGAACTCATGCACCCTTGGGAGAGTTTCAGGATTCGATTATAAACCTTTTCTTAGCCAACAAGGGTTTTGTCACCGGATTAGGCGTTCCAAATTCAGGCGTCGAAAAAGGGTTCTTCACTTCTTTCATGACTAAATGTAACGACAGGAAAATCTATCCTCCGGTAGTTGAACTTAAAAACAGTTTTACCCAATCAGGAACAAATGTGTCCGTAAGAAATAAGAAGGCAAGAGTCATCTCAGCCTTACAGCCATTATTTGAAAACGGAAAATATTATATAAGTCAGAACCACAGCGAAGCCAAGGATGAGTTACTTTCGATCGGAGCGTCAAGGTGGGATGACATAGTAGATTGTATGGCATATTGTGAACAGATAATCCAACCGGTTTATTATGAAATAAAAGAAGCCGAAGAATACGAACAGGAATTAGTCGCAATAGACAGGGGTTCTTCGGGCTATGGCATTTAGGAGGAATAATGGCTAACAAAGATGTAGGACTGTATGACGAACTAACAAACGAAATACAGGACTCTAAGAATAATACAATCACTTGGGCAGAGGCGCAGGATAAATATTATCGTCTTAGGGTGCGTTATAAAAAGAATAAGAACTTTCCCTTCCCTGGTTGCTCTAATTTACGCTTACCCACGATTGAAATGTACATCAGGAAATTAAAAGCGGCATTGGTTGCTATTTATGCAAACGTTAAACCACGTTGTCAAATAGTCCCCCAGACAGATGTAGACCTTGATAAAGCAAATCGTATCGAAAGGTACATGGATTGGGTCATGGACGTTAAGATGGGTTTGTTATCAAAATTGATAATTGTCTGCGATTTGATGTTAGAGAAGGGATTCAGTCTTTTTAAGGTCGTATGGAAGATGGAAGATAATACTTATGTCGAAACTCTTTCGCTCAATGATTTGAGTATGGAAGAGGCAATGTGGATTTATAACGTGAACACCACAGATGATATGCTCGCACAGGCACTTGTTAAAAAACTGAATGTGGATATGTCAGAAACGGTTATGGAAGATAATATCCAAGCCATAGAAAAAGCTGTTAAGGAAATACGAAAAGCTAAAGATAATATCAAAGTAGAATTAAAAGACGAAGTGTATAACGCACCCTATGTGATACCCGTAGACCCTGCTCATTGTTTCGTTCCCTCTGACGCAGGAATAGAAGTTCAGGACTTGCGTTGGATATGCCATGAATATTTTGAACCGTACGAAACTCTTCAGATGAGAGCGAGGAACGGGGAACTTGAAAAGGATGCCGTAGAGGATATAGACATACAGGCTTCTATCGGAGTTAACTATGATAGGACAGTTGACGGTACAAAAGATTTAAGAGAAGGAATTGACCGTAAAAATAATCCCTCACATCTCGTAAAGATTTGGGAACTTTATAAATACCATGATTTAGATAAAGATGATATTCCAGAGAAATGTATTTTTATCCTTGCGCCGGAATTTAAATTAGTTTTAAAGAAAGGTCGCTTGCCTTTCGACCATCAGAAATTTCCCTTCGTAAGATTCTCCACAGAAATAATTGATGACAGATGGTTCTCAACAAGAGGCATACCGGAACACTTGGAAGATTTATCAAAAGAAATAGACGCACAACATAACCAGAAAATAGACAACCAGACTATCCGCAACGCACCCATGTTCGCCTTCAGGTCGGGGATCGTAAATCCGAAGTTAGTAAGATTTATTCCAGGTCAGGGAATACCAGTACCAGGAATGACACCACTCAATGACGCTATCACAATTTTAAACAATACTAATCAGTCTGCGGAATTTTCCTATGAAAGAGAGGAAATGATATTAAAGGGAGTGATACAGGAATATATCGGCATCATAGATTACTCTCTTCAGTCAATGATGAACAGAAGGCAACCGAGGACAGCTTCGGAAGTTAACGCACAACAACAGGCGGCAGGTCAGGTACAAAGTTTAGACACCATGCTTTTCACTATGTCGCTTACAGAACTGTTCACGCAGATTTTAGAACTCTCCCAACAGTACATGCCCGAGAGAGTGTTCGCACTTGTTACCGGAGATAACGGAGTTGAACCTCTTCATCTTACAAGAGATGAGATACAGGGAAAATATCATGTCGTGGTTCGTGGAAATGATATGAACTCCAATCCGATGTTAAGAGCGCAGAAGTCTTTAGCGAGAGTACAGATGTTATTATCCCCCATACCTTTACAAATGGGCATAGTTAACCCGATGAACGCATATAACGTGTTAAAAAGATATTTACAAGATGACGGAGAGTTGGCGTGGAAAGAACTTATTAGTCCACCACAGCCACCTCAACCACCACAGCCACCGCCCGCCGCCACATTTATTAAACCAAAATTTGATGAAATGACTGACGGCGAGCAAGCTCAGGTGTTAAAGCAAATAGGGATACAGCCCGATATAAAGGGCAGAGCATTGAAGAGTCAGGCTAAGACTCATGAGAAGGCTTTTGACATGGCTCAACACGAACACCAGAGAGAAATGGATAAAGCCAAATTTGTAATGGAGGTGGCGAATGCCGAAAAAGACAGGAAACTTGCAGAAAAAAAAGCAGATGCCGCAACTACTCCTGGCGGCTAGGAGTGAACTCGTTCCAGATGACATCAACGAGTTTCTCGCTGAAGCTGAAGCTGTAAGTTTAATGACAAGGACAGATGGATACCAGATTTTAAAAAGAGACCTTGACAGATTTAGAAACGACATCTCAACACGGTTGCCTTACTTAGAAGCGGACACAAAAGAATATAAAGAATCACGCAACTTGTATATCGGCATAGATAAGTTTTTAACTCTTATAGACGATTACGCAAAGAACAGGGACGAAGCTATCAAGTTGGTTGCACGCATGGAGAATCCAAAAACAGAAGTTGCCTTGGATATTGATAACGAAATATAGGAGGGACTATGGGTTGTGGAAAAAAGAAAGGTAAGAAGGGAAGAAAATAATGGACTTTAATCAAATTTCATTAGACCACTTAGCTAATACGATTTACGGTGAAGCAGCCAATAAA